GGCATTTTTCCTTGTGGCATCACGGCAAACAGCATAATTTCTATACTCACAGGTACGTTTGCGAGAAGGTTTACGGCCCTGCGCCGGATGGCTTTGAGGCGGCGCATAGGTGTGGTAACGCCCCGTGCATCAACAAGCGACACCTTCGATGGGCCACCCATCAACAAAACATGGACGACGCCAAGGTTCACGGCACAATGCGCGGCCGTACCGGCTACAGAAAACGGGGATGACAAATGGCTGGTCTGCGCGATAGCATCAACGCCGAAGATCTGGCGCCACAGAAAAAGCCCGTCAAGATCCCGAAGGGGTTCGACACGACGTCGGATTTCCTGAACGACATGCGCAAAAAGTACGAGTGGGGTTATTCGTACAACGAACACAACATCATCGCCGGCAAGGATGATGCTGGTTTCGTCGTGGGCGACAAGCAATGGGATCCGATCGTCCGCCAGCGCCGGATCAACGAGAAAAAGCCGACACTGACGTTCAACCGGCTGGTGGCCTTCCTGGCACAAGTCATTGGTGACAGGCTGATGAACGAAACGGAGATCCGCGTCCTGCCCGACAAGGGCAGCGACAAGGGGATTGCCAACATTCGCGAAGGCTTGATCCGCAACATTTTCAAGAATTCGAACGCCGAATTCGCACGCTCGGAAGCCGCCAAGTATCAAATTATCGGCGGACAGGGTGCGTTTTACCTGTCGGTCGACTACTGCAACGACGACGTTTTCGAACAGCAAATCAACCTGAACGCGATCTACGATCCCTATGCTGCGGTGTTCGATCCGCTGGGGATCGAGCCGTCGGGCAAGGATTGCCAGTTCGCGTTCGTGGGTGAGGATATTCCACAGCAGGAATACACCCAGCGCTGGCCTTGGGCGAGCGAAACGTCCTTCTATGGTGACAGCACTTGGAACCAATCCGGCTTCTGGATGCAGGAAGATACCGTTCGGATCGTCAGTTATTGGCGCATGGTCACGGACGGTTTCAAGGTTCTCGCGCTGTATAAAGACGGCACGGTCCATGACGTCACCGAAATGGAAGAATACGAGTATTCCACCTACGTCGCGGTACGTCCCGATGGCAAACCTTATATTCGTGAAGTGCCCAAGCGCTTTGCGCAGCTTTACGTTTGCTCGGGCAACGAAATTCTTGAAGGCCCGTACAATCTGAACTGTTCCTCGATCCCGGTTTACCGTGTTTCCGGCTGGGAAGTGAACGATGGCGAGCGCGTCTATCGCTGGGGCTTGATCCGCAATCTCAAAGATCCGCAGCGGTTGCACAACTATTGGCGCTCGACGATCGCGGAACAGCTTGTCGCGGCGCCGCGGAACAAGTGGCTGACGACACCCGACGCGGTGAAGGGTCACGAAGCCAAATGGCGCCGCTCGCCTGTCTCGGCCGATCCGTTCCTCTATTACAACGACGGGGAAACCGCGCCGATCCACATTCCGCCCCCGGCGATCGACGCTGCCTTGGTCAACGAAGCCGGCGCGTCCACGCAGGATCTCAAGGATATTTCGAACCTACACGAAGCGTCGCTTGGCATGCCGTCGAACGAAGTTTCCGGCGTGGCGATCCAGAAGCGGTCGGCGGTTTCGGACGTCGGCACGTACATTTACACCGATCGCGCGCGAATTGCCGACGAACGCTGCGCAGTCAACATCAACGAATTGATCCCCGATTACTACGACACGATGCGTGTCGAGACGATCATGGGCGCAGACAGCAAGATCGATACGATCACGATCAATGATCCGTCGGATCCGAATTCGGACGTCACGATGGGCAAATACAACGTGACCGTGACCGTGGGCCCGGCCAGCGAAACCAAGCGCCAGCTTGCGGCCGAGCAAATGATGGGCTTCGTCAACGCGCTGCCGCAGGTTGCAGGCAATTTCATCGATCTGGTCGCAGAAGCGCAAGATTGGCCCATGTCGATCGAATTCGCGCGCCGTGCGAAGATGCTGCTGCCCCCGGGCATGATCCCGCCAGACGAAATGACCGAAGAAATGAAGGCCATGCAGGCGCAAAACCAGCAGAGCCAGGAAATGCAGCAGAAGGTTCAATTGCTCGAACTGCAGACGAAACTCGCGAACATGAACGCGAAAACGTCGGAAGCGGAAGCGCGCGGGCATCTGTCGGTCGCACAGGCGTACAAGGCGGTTCTCGACGCACATTCGCGTCAGGATCACGTCGCCCAGCAAAACGAGACGGCCCAATTGAAGGTCGCGCTCGATGCGCTCGATCAGCACAACACGCTCTCGGCCGAAGATCGTCAGCACGCGCTCGACGTGATTATGGCCTTGGCAAAAACCCACCAGACGGTCGCGGCCGGAAACGCAGCGAACGCCAATGCGAGCGCCACTACGGCAATTGCAGCAAATCCGCCGGCCGACGGAGACGGCCAGGATAGCGAAGGATCAGCCGATCAGTCGCAAGACAGCACGAATGGAGTAACACAATGAGCGGGACAGATGACAGCGAATTCACGGCTTTTGCCAACGCGGGAGAAGTTCAGGTAGGCGACGCCAACCTGGTAGCGGCCGAAGCCGCCAAGCCGGCAAAAACTGCGCGCCGTGCGCCACCGAAGCCAGCCGCGGCACCTGCTGCTGCTGCGTCTGCTGCACCTGCCGCTGCGGCTGGTGCCGATGCAGGCGATCAGGGCGCAGGGGATGGCGGAAATGCTGGTGGCTGGGCTGGTGCTGACGATGATGATCTCGATCTCGATCTCGGCCGCGTATCTGGCGAAGATGATGGCGACGCGGGCGACGATCAGGGAGAAGATCAGGGCGGCGATCAAGACGATGGGGATGACGAAACCAGCGGAAAAAGGGAAACCGCCGAAGGCCGAATGAAGCGGCTCAAGCGCGAGCGTTCCGAGTATTTGCAGCGTGCCCGGGAAGCCGAAGCGCGCCTTGCACGGCTCGATACGGCGGCGATCGACGCCCGCCTTGCAGCGCTGGAAAAAACGGGCTTGCCAGCCGGCCAGGCACCAAGTAATAACGTCGACAAGCTGGGGCCGGGGCCGGATCCGTTGGATCAGACCAAATACCCGCTGGGGCACCTGGACGCCCAATATGTCGAGGACCGGATCAATTGGACAGCTGAAAAAAAGCTGGCCGAACGAGCCGACGCGGACCTGCAACGTCAGCAGGAAAACCAGCAGACAGAAGGCCAGAAGGCCGAGCAAGAAAAGCTTGCGGCGACGGTAAAGTCGACGCTGGAAAAGGGCTCGGCAATTTATGATGACTTCGAGGAAGTCACCATGAAAACCAAGTGGCAACTGTCGAAAACAGCTTTCGAAGCTGCGTCAGATCCCGAGATCGAGCATGGGGCACGGATCCTCTACAATCTCGCGAAAAACCCTGCCGAAGCCGAAAAGCTGTTCAATATGAGCGATATTCAGCAGGTTCGCTACATCGACCGGAAGAACACCGAAATCCAAGATCGGATCACGCGGCGCAGACTTCCCGGGGCACCCACGCCCCCGACGACACGGACCCGCGGTGGAAATTCGAGGGTGAGTATCAGCCCGGCGACCGACAATCTCGACGATTTCGAGAAGCTGGTCCGTCAGGATGAACAACGCAACGGACGTAGATAGTTTCGCCGTAAGGGAGATCCCGACCGGCTTTTCAAGGAAGGGATCTCTCATGGGTGCCGTTACTGCCGAACAGCAAAAGCTGGTTCTGAACATGTTCGCAATGACCTTGCAGAACAACCTGGTCACGTCCGACATTGTGACTTGGAACGAATACGACGGGGAAATGGACGACCGCAACGGTCTGCAGGTTCTCGAACAGGTCACGCCGCGCTATCGGATCACCCGCACCGAAAACGGTGTGAAGGATCTCTCGGGCGGCACCGACGGCACCGTGTTCGGCTCGGAACTGTTCGAGATCACCGGCACGTTCAACGCCAACATGGGCTGGGGCGATTTCGTCAAGATCACCACGATCGGCCAGGCGCGCGAGAGCAAGGCTTTGCTCGGCGCCGCGACGTCGCTGGCGGAATCGATCGACGCCTACATTCTCGGTGGCGCGACGCTGGCTTCCAACAACTGGACCGGCACGTCCGGCGACGCGATCAACACATGGACCGATGCCGCAGCCGGCTACACCCGGCTCAAGGAAGAGGGCGTCGAGGATAACGATCTCGCCTATGTGCTGAACTATTACGACAAGCAACAGCTTGGCGATCAGGTCATCGGCCTGTCGGGCGACGCCACGGTTATGAATGCCTATCGCAAGGGCTTCTCGGGCGAAGTGAACGGCATCAAGACGATGTTCACCCAGCAGCTTCCCGTGATACAGACCGGATCGCGCGCTGCGACTGCCGCAACGGCAATCAATGGCGCGGCGCAGGACGTCAACTATGCCGACGTCGCCAAGGCCGGCACGCGCAATGGCTTGCGCATGACGCAGACCCTGATTTGCGACGCTGCCGGTGCGGCAGCGACTTACGCGGTTGGTGACGTGTTCACCATCCCCGGCGTCTATGCCTACGACAACCGGAAGCAAGCGCTGGTCAATCCGGCACGTCTGCAGCAGTTCACCGTCGTTACGGCAGCAACGGCTTCGGGCGGCGGCGCGGTAACGCTGGTCATCTTCCCGGCGATGATCGTTCCCGGCTCGGACGTGGGCGACAACGTGGCGATCAACACCGCGCATGCCACCGTGAACGCTGCACCGGCCGACAACGCCGTGCTGACGTTCATGGGCACCGCGTCGACGCAGTACGGGCCGCGTCTCGCGATCCAGAAGGAAGCAATCGTGGTCAACACCGTTCCGTTGATCCTGCCCGCTTCCGACACGTCCATGCGCCGCAAGCTGTCGAAGATCCCGCTGACTGTCCGCATGTGGCAGCACAGCGACTTCTACACCGGGCAGCACGGGGTCCGGTTCGACGTCGCACTGAACTACAACATTCGCGAGCGTCGCCGCCTGGTGCGGATCAACGGCACCGCGTAAGCGATGCACTTCGTCTAGTTCTCCGGGCGAAGGTTGGTGGCCCCTGTTCTGTAGCCCGCGACAGAGCAGGGGCCTTATTTTTGGAGTTGTTTCATGTCCCTCAATCCGTCCGCCCCATTTTACGGCACGAACGCGCCCGACAAGTTCGCAGCGGTTCGCGACGTCGACATAAATCAGGCAAACGTCAACCAGCCGGAAATGGTGAGTGCGAAGGCCGTGGCCGTCGTGATCGCGGGCACCGTGAATGCGATTGGGACCGTTGTCCCGTTGACTGGTGGCGGTGGCGGTGGCGGATCCAGCCTTGCCGACAATCTTGTGATCGACAGCAATGGCGTTTACTGGATCATGCAGGACCAGGGCGGCGGTATTTTCCTGTATTACAACGTCTCGACAGGCGTTGCGGGAACACCGACGGCACCTGTCACACCTGCGTCGAAAAATTCAGGGCTCCAGCTTGTCGCCCAATCCTACACCGCGACGGCTGGCGGCACGGGATATTCGGTCGGTGACGTGATCGAGCATATTATCACGCTCAACATGGTCGCAGTTCCGCCGACGGTTTCGGCATCGGTGTGGGTCAACATCAACACAGGCGCAGTCATCGCTGCGCCACTGTCGGGCAACATCAACGCAATCGACGACAATGTGAACGCGACGATCGTTGGCACCCTGCCCGCGTTTGCAGCGACGCCGACGGTAAATCTCGGTACGCTGAACGGCGCGGCGACCGAAGCAACGCTTGCGGCAATGAGCGCGAAGCTTCCGGCAACGCTCGGGCAAAAGACGTCGGCAAATTCAATGTCGCAAGTCTTGGCGTCCGACCAGCCGGCAATTCCGGTCAAATCCAATCCGCCACAGCTTTTTGCGAAGCCAGCCGCGAACACGATCGCAGCACTGAACGGCTCGGTGGCTTTCACCGTCGTAGGGGGTTGCAGCTATTATCTGTCAGTGACGAACCCGGCAGCGGTAACTACGCAGTTTGTCGGTACGCTGACGTTCCAATCGTCGATCGACGGTGGTGCATCCTGGCAGAACATCAACGCCATGCCGGCGACGACTGCAACGGCGCAAACCGTGCAGACTTCGACGACTACGGGCCTTTGGGTCGTCGGTGCACCGAACTCCGTGTCCGTCCAGTTGCGTGCGACGATGACTGCATACACGTCGGGCACTGTTGCGGTCGATATGGTGGCTTATGGGCAGGTCGGCGCCACGATGCTGCTGCCCTGGTTCTACACCGTGACGGCTGGTCAAACGCTGGTCGGCCCGCTCGATACCACCGGCATCCAAGAAATCGGGATCCAGATTTCGGCCGTGACCACGACGGTTTTGACCGTTCAAGGCACCAACGATCCGTCGTTGACGACCTGGGACACAATCGGCGTCAATGTTGCCGGCGGCACGACCGCGCCAGCGCTGACGATCTCGGCTGTCGGCTCGTATCGCGCCAGCACCGCCGGCTACAAGTACGTCCGTGTCCAAGTCACCACGACGGGCACCGTATTGAGCGTTCAGGGCGTCATGGCGCGCTTGGGAGCGCCCACGAATAGTCAAGTCGTCGTCGGCGCCGGCACGCTCACAACCGTTGGCACCGTTACGGCGGTCACGACAGTAACGACGGTTTCGACCGTTACGGCGGTCACAACGGTTGGATCGGTGACCGCGGCCAATCTGAATATTCCAGGCACGATCGCTGACGTTGCATCCGCTGCCCTTACGACAACCACGACGACG